GGTATTTCAGGTACATCATCTTTAAACTTTTTGGTTAACTTTTTTGCCATAAAATTATTACGAACACTCCTTATCGGCAATCTTCGTATCCTCTAATAGTTTACATTTATATTCACTATCAGCTTCTTGTCTTATTTGAGCGGCTAAACTTTCTAATATATTTGGTAAGTTTTTTTCTAAAATATTTACCATTTCTAAAGAAAAGTTATATGCCAATTTAGACATTTCTGCCTCTAAAACGGAAGTATCGACCTTGTTTGTTAAAACATGACCAGCGACCGCCTTATTATAATCACTCATTGTAATGATAACACCTGTTTTGGTGTTTTCATCAGCCATTACTTTCAGAGGTAAGAATACCGCCCATATAATAGCATTAGCAATTACAAGCATTAGTGTCAATTTTTTCATAATATATCCTTTTTCATTGTTTATATATGTATATAATACACTATATCCACTCTAAAGGCAAGCGCTTTTTTAACTTTTTTTAGCTTTTTTTTGTTGATTTTGTTGAGTTTTTAGGGTGCGACATTTACGCCACACCCTTATATTGTGATTTATTACCTTGATAATGCACCAGAGGTAGTTCCTCTTGGTAATGTCTTGTAATCGTCATCCCAACTAAATGCCTCTTTTACGACAGCAGTTGATAGACCTTTGTATTTTTTATGTAGTTCCTTGTCTTTCATTGCGATTGACAATTCTGCTTCACCTTTTGATAAAGCTTCTAGTATTTGAACAAACATTGTTTCTTTTCTTGTTTTTGATGTTGCTACATCAGCACCTGTAACAAAGTGCCAGAATTTTTTAGATTCATTTTCTAATAATGAATGTTCAGTACCCTCAGGTGCCTCGTTTGCAATAAACGGTGGACTGCCTTCTGGTAAATCCCATGTAATATTAGGGTCAAATGAACCTTTAATAATTCTTCGTAAACCTGGTGTATCGTTCTCTCTTAGAACAGATATCTTTTTAGGTTTATCTTTTGCGTTATTTACTTTAGTCAAAACTTCGTGCATTAGTAACTTACCACTACCACTTGTAGAGGCCATAGTTTCCATAGCAGCTTTAGACATTAAGTTTGGGTTTTGTGTTGCCATATTATTTCTCCATGTTAAAAGTCACTAATATTTTCCATTAAAGACTTCAATTTATTTTCAATAAAATATGTTAATAACTTGCTACGGTCATTAACTTTATAACTTCGATAACTATTTATAATAGCATCCTCGTAGACCTGTGGTATCTGGTTTAGGTCAATTAGTTTCTTGTTTCTTATCCAATTTTTACTGATTTCATCTGTGTGGTTATCTATACATGAATATTCATCAAGTCTTTTCTTGGTCATTGGTTTTTGTTTTTCACCAGTTACAAAACAATCGTCTGGCGATAGTATATTTGGTATACCATCTGACCTGTCACCTTTCATAATCTGTTCTAGTAAAAATTCTCTGGCGTCTATTCTCATACCTTCTTCATCTATACCAATCATTCTTTTTTGTATTGGTGCATATTGGTCAACACCTTTGTAAAATTGTAATTGTATAAAATCTTTGTCGCCTGATACAATCATTATAGGCTCATGTTGGTAATAATACTTTGTAAGTGTGGCAATTATATCATCTGCTTCACACCTCTCATTGTACATAACAACATATGGAAAGTTTTCTTTTAATTCATTTTTTATATTGGTAATTATATTGAATATATTTTCCCAATCAAAAGAAGATTCTTCTCTACTTTTTTTTCTACTGTATTTGTAATGTGGAAATATATCTTTACGCCAAGGATTACTAGCGTCTGAGCATAACACCATCTTACCATACTTGTTTCTAAACTTTACATTAAAACCACGCAATGAATTCATAACCATGTGTCTAATCATATCTTCATTAGCTGTAGTAATATCTGGTTGGCCTCTTGTCTGTGCCATAAGATTTGAAATTAAAACCTGGTTTAAATCTACTAATATCATTGTGTAAAGTTCCTCTCATAAAACCAGTTTCGATAAATCTTATCTGTGAATAGTTGTAAGACTTCGTGGTATGGTATGTTATCTGTTAATATCAATTTTTCTACTTCTTCATATTCGTAACTATCGACTTTTCTGGACACCTTGTGTGTCTTTGCTGTTTCAAATAATGCTCTTATATTTCTTAAATGATTACTCATTACTCATTACTTTTAAAATAAGATACATAACTGCCACACTTGTGACTAAACCTATCAGTAAAAATAATAATCCGTGTTCTATGCCCATTAAAACTTTCTAACAATATGTTTTCTTAATGCTCTTGTTAATTCTTCTATCTTATCTATTACAGCAATTAAATTAGGGTCTGTAATATAATTGGTCTTTTCTTTTAATTTGTCGTACTCTTTTAATGGTATAGTTACCATTGATTGTTCGTTCTCAAAACTTTTATCATTATCTCTGTCATCAACACTTGTCATAAAAACCTTTTAGTTAAAACGGAGGCGACCCGAAGGCCGCCTCTGAATATTAGTTACGCTGAGTAACCTTGGTTACCGAACAATGCACTTTGTCCAGCTGCGATTACAGCTTTAGACGGTGTGCCTACTCTGTATGAAACACCAGATGTTGACCTATTTTCATAAATCATCATTCCTTCGTTTCTAAGTTTACCAACCATTGAAGCTGGTGACCTTAGGTCAAATGTAGTTCTTAGAGATTTCCAAGTTACTGCATTTCCTTTAGCAAAAAGGTTTCTAATTTTTGCTGTTTTTGATAGTTTAGTTCTAGCCATGTGACTATTCTCCTTCTTTGTGTTAAATAAAAAATTAAACATTATTGTTTAACTCCTTTCTTTTTGTCGTTTTTACAACCTGACATATGGCGATTCCAGAACGGAATTTCTTAGTTATCATTGTCATTAGGGTCGAAGTCTGGAACAAATTCAATCCCTCCTGTTAGTTCGTCTTTTACATCCTCTGATAACGGTTCTTTTGTTCTATCTTTCTTTGGTCTAAAATCAATACTATTAAGATTAGAGTAATCTATTCTTGCTCTAATATTACCTGCATTGTCTGTTTTTAATTCTACTGTATTATCTACAACTTTATGTACTATGTGATTTAGACCAAAATCTCGTTTGATAGTTGCTCGTAGGCAATCTACCAAATAAGAAAAATCTCTTGTGAATGTATCTGTTTGTGTTTTCATTGCAAGGTCGACAAAGTTATGTAATAGTTTCATAGCAATATCATCTACAGCTGATTCTATAAACTTAGCTGTCTGTTCTTTTTCAATCTGTTTTTGAAACTTAGTATTTTTAATACCTGTGTTATCACTATTCTTAATCCTATTAGTAGGAAAAAGTATTACATTATCATCTGACACTATAACTTTTCGCCTTTAAAATTTGTTAAACCCTTATCGGCCATAAACTCTACTAGTTGATTATAACCACCAACAAGTTCGCCATCAATTTTAATTTGAGGCATAGTTCTCACTTGTTTACCAACTGCTTCGTACAGTTCTTCTGGTGTATTAAAATCTTTACCAAACATTTTTTCTTCATAAGTTAAATCAAGGCCTTTCAATAAGGCCTTAGACTTATCACAATAGACACAATTTGGTTTACTATAAATTGTTATCTGCATTGTTATCATCTTTCATTAGTTCTTTATACTTAACTTGTGCCTTTTCTTTTAAGTTATAAGCGTCAACAGCTTCTTCGATTGTGAAGTTGTACATCTTATTATACTCACCTAAAGGCAATCTTAAACCAATCCAAACTCTGTAGTAGCCATTTTTAGTTAATGTAACATCTTGTTTAAAGATTTCGTAACCTCTAACAGGTGTATTCTTAATTTTATTAACTATAATAGATTCTACTTCACTTACAACTGTTTTAGTATTTGTTTTACCAAGTTCAGTTATAAACTGTTTAGATTCTTTATTCATTTCACCAGCAATGATATCAGCAAGTTCAGATTTAGCCATCATCTTGCCTTTCTCTATCGCTAATTGTAAATCAGGCGAAACGGCAGTTGCCACACCAAAGATACACATTTTATCTTTGTCTTTACCTAACCAAGGCGTATCACACGCTTTTGATTCTGAGTAATCTGCCATGTACCATTTAGGTACAGAATTCATTACTTTACCACTCTCTGATTTAATTTTGTATGTACTACTACAGGCCGTCATTAATAGACCTACTGCACCAATAGCTACAAATTTACTTATATTTTTCATATTTTCTCACTCTCCATTACATTATATACTAAGTCTTGTAAGAAGGCAAGCGTGGATTGAATATATCCCAAAGCGTCCTCACTTGAAACATCATATAATATAACTAACACAAGAGCTACAATAATTAGATTTCTAATCATTATTTAACCTCCCATTTGCCAGTTGTTGTTAAACACACCTCACCAAATGATTTTAAGGCGTGCTTAGGTCGACTATATTGCCGACAATATTCTGGAACATTAACACCTGCATAGTAAAATTGAGCAAACATTTCCCAATAAGTAGGTCCGTCAAACTGCTTTTTACCATCAGCACACTCCAAAATTTCTTCTTTCACTATCTCATCACCAACTTGTTTGATAGTTACTTTAATAAAACAAAATTGACCATCAACTTCTTTAGGGTCGATTGGTATAATCCTATGATAATCTTTACCCCAACCGACACCTGATATAATCATAAAGATTATTAGTATAAATGTCCATGTAAGATACTTTTTTTGATTATTCCAAGGGTCAAACATAATTCTTTTCTAACTCGTTAATTGATTGTTCAGTATTATATACTTCTTCCTCTAAAATGGCAAGCCTCTTTTCATTGGTTTCAAATTCCATTTGTTCTTTCTTTGTTCTCACTTCTTCTTTTAGGTTATTAACCTTTTCCTGATAATAAGACATCTTTTTCTATCCATCTCCCGTCTGGCATTTGACACGCTGTACCAAAAACCGTTTTTCTATTGACACCGCCTATGCCGATTAGAGGCCATCTGTTTGTTATATCAATAGTAGCGTCATAATCTTTACACTTGATAGGTCCTTCGACATAAGACCTACTAATTTTTATGATACCACTATTACCTGTATCGCCATTGTACCAATTAGTATAGCTTTGTCCTGACGGACTTGTATTTAAATGGTCTACAAAGACGGCACTATGTACATCATAATCTGAATTGTACATTAATTCTGCACCTGCAAATGTACCAACAATAGCGCAAGTAGCAATAGCATAAGGGTTTTCTACACCTAATGCAACACAAGAACCTGTTGTGGTAACACCACCTAGTACGGCACCTGTTTGACTTCTATTCATACTACAGTTCGTTAGGAAAACCAAAGATATACCTAAGAACAGAAAATGCTGGATTGTATTTGTAAGTTTTTTCTTGTTCAGTTTCATCATTACCTTTTTGGGTTGTCGTAGAAATTGTCGTGCAATTGCTTATCATGGTCGACACCAGAATAATCAAAATTACCTTTTTCATATTGTCCTTTATCGTTAGCAAGCAATAAACAATCTGCCTGTATAGTATCAATTAAATTTTGTACTTTTAAATCTCTATCTTTACACTTAGGGGTTTTATACTTTAAAACCCTTAAATCATCTGACATTTTTTTAAGGCTATCAACCTTATCGCAAAACTGACTAATTTTGTGATTCATACTTTTCTCCCAGCTGTTTTAAGGTCTTCTTTGCCGACCACCATGTAAGGACCTTTATTATATGCTGGAACAATAGAGTATTGTTTAGATACTTCTATTCTTTCCATTTTTGTTTTGTGGTCTATAGTACCACCGTTACCCATGTTTTTACTATTTGATAAACTTGGATATTCAGGTGTTTCTCTAACATAAGGAACACTCTGTAATGGTACAAATCCTGTTTTAACTTTTGGTAAGGCACCAAATCTATACTTAATGTAATTATCAAGCGACATAATCATAGTTTCTAAACCTTTTGACCTCATATACTTATTATGAATTCTCAGGTCTTCTTTAAACTTTGCAATTTGATTAGCAGATAGACTTTTCATTTTCTTTCTGTTTTTTCTTGCAACACCGCTTGATTGATTAGTATAGATTATTGCCATTATTTAATACTCTTTCTTTGACCGACTATATTGTTTACAAATACTCTGATTAATCTGGAAACATCAACAGACTCTTTTTTTAATGTCT